GTGGTAATAGTGGATCTGGTAATTCTTTTGCTGTTACCAATACTGGTGGTTCCGAATCAGTTCATAAACATGGAATACAAAAACCTACTTCGTATGCACATGATTTTACATATTCTCATTCTGTAACTCCAGTTGACATGAGTGGTGTTACTGCAAATCTAGATGTTGATTTATCAAATGAAGAGAAATTAGATCAATTAGTTACACCTTTCATGCTAGTTGAATATTTAATTAAGTTCTAGAAAAATGCCACAATATAGAAATAGTAGGCAAATAGGATATAATAGTTGGACTAATGGTGCATGGAGTAGTTTTATGAACTCCTACGCTGCAACTCCTTTTAGCACTTCATCTAATAATGTGTCTGGTGCTAGCTTCAGTGGAAGCACAAATGTTACTGCTCCATGGAGTGGGAATTACACTATAAGAGCAGCAGCAGATGATAGTGGAAACATTAATATGGGTGGTGCTAGTACTAATACTGGTGGTTTTAATAGTGGGGGAAACACTGCCAGTAGATTTTTTAGTAAAGGAAATAATATTAGTATATCATGGAACGTTCAAAACTCTACAACATCTAATAGCTTTAGTGATAACCCATGTGCAATTTCATGGACTTTAGATGGACCTTCACGACCACCAGCTCCATCTGTTTCATTATCTGCAAGTCCGACAACAATTATTCGGGGTGAGGGAGTTACTCTTTCGTGGAGTGCAAGTGGTTCTTATCTTTACAGTGCTACTCTGACTGATGTATCCAATCCTGGTTTTTCTGGGTCTGCTGTAGTTTTCCCACAGAACGATAAAACTTATACTTACACTGTAACTGCTGAAGGTGGTAGTAGTTCTGCAAGTAGGACTATTACAGTATACATTCCTCCAACACTTAATTTAACGGTATCACCAAACCCTATTGTTGCTGGTACTAGTGCTATAGTTTCATGGAATACTACTGGAGATGGTGATACTATTACATGGGTATCTGGAGATCTTACCAATCTTAATGCTACTAGTAGTAGCACTGTGTCTCCTTTAGATACAACAACTTACAGTGGATATGTTACTGGTCTTGGTGGAACTTCACCAACAGAATCTGTAACTCTTCTTGTTTATCAAATACCTGTTGTTAATTCATTTGATACTCCTGAAACTATTCTTTACGGGCAGCAAGGAAATATATCTTATGATGTTGAATACGCAAATATCTCCATAACTATCGATGTCTATTATGACTATGGTTCTGGATATCAGTTTATAGAAACTAAAAATTTCTTAAATCTTTCTGACTCAGCTGAGATAGGTGTTGGTACAACTAACGTTACAAATACATTTTCTACAAATATTACATATAATGATCAGGGACCAAGATTTGTTCAATATATATTGAATATTGAGGGTGATGGTGGAGTCATAACAGAGAATAAAGTTGTCACTATTGAAATAGATGAAACACCTGATAATTTTATTGTTCCAGAAACAGATGAAAAATTAAAAGAAGAAGAGCCAGTATATACACCTGATATAGTTCCAGATCAAGTTTTAACATCAGATTTATTGAGTGTTAATGGTATAGATATTCCAGTAGAAATTAAATCAGATTATCCAATCAAAGTGATTGTTAATGAGTCTGGTGTTGGAGAAAACGTTAGGGAGATATAATGTTAACTTACACAGCTACTTACAATCCTGCTATTGATGAAAATGTAACAGGATCTAATTCATGGAATATTGATCCATGGTTGTTTAGTTGTCGTATTCGTGTTTGGGGTGCTGGCGGTGGTGGAGAGTTTATAAGTGATCCAGATTTAATTCCAACAGCTGGAAATAATGGAGGAGATAGTAGTATTTTTGGTGTTACTGCAGAAGGTGGAGATGGTGGAGGAAGGTTAGATACTGGAGCTCCATCTTTGAATAATGGTGGTGTTGGTGGATCAACTTCTTTTTCTAATAATCCAGATTGGGATAGTTTGGGGGTATCATTTACTGCTCTTGATGGTGGTGATGGTACATTAAGTGCAGGTGGACTTCCTGGTTTTTCTGGTGGTCTTAGGGGACGTGGTGGTGCTGGATCTAACGGATTTAGAACATATACTTCTACATCTACTCATTTCTTTAATAATGATAGTAATACTCATACTTTTTTCACTGCTAGTAATGATATTACTATCTCATATGAAAATCCAGGCGCACCAGATGCACTCTATGGAATTACTCCTTCAAATGGTAAACATTATCTCATAACATTTAACGAACCATATAAAGATAACACTTGGACATTTTCTATACCACAGAGTCAAATATGCCAGCAAGCAGCAGCTGGTGCATCTGGATTTCCACCATATACTGTAAATGGTACTAATAATAAATCTTCTGCTGGTATTCGTGTTTGGTTTCAAAGAGGTGATGGTGCTAATACTTACATTAGATGTTTTACACTTCAATCCACTGGAATTAAAATTGGTGCTGAAGGAAGAGGTGGAGGAGCTGGAGGATTTATTGAGTTTGAATTGACACGCCAGAATTTAATTGATGCTGGATATAATATGAATCCATATGATGAATTTGGCAATCAACGTTTAGGAGAATTGTTAAATTATACTATTGGTGCAGGAGGAACTTCTAGTGTTACTGATGGAGGAGATGGTAGAGTTGAAATAGTATATTATGAAATACCTCAAGTTTACTTGGTTGCCAGTTCATATGCTGTGGTTGCTGGAACCGCTGTTAATTTACAGTGGGAAACTTTTGGAGATGCTGATTCATTAGAATTTATTTCTGGTGATGTTACTAATACAAATTTAACAAGTAATGAAATTGTAAATCCATTAGACACTACAATATACACAGCACAAGCTAGTGGAATTGCTGGTACTTCATTTAATACTGAAGCAAGTGTTACTATAATTGTTTATCAAGTCCCAATAGTTAATAGTTTAGACACTCCTGTAAGTGTTGATTATGGTGATTCATTTATTATTTCATATGATGTGGAGTATGTTAATATTGACGTGAGAGTTGATATATTTTATAATTATGACGATGGAAATGGATTCCAATTAGAAGATACAGTTGATATTCCTGGAAATCTTTCTGATTCTGCTCAAATTGGAGTTGGCAATACTAATGCACAGGATACACAATCACTTGACATTACATATGATGATCAAGGACCAAGATCTGTTCAATTAGTATTTTATTTTGAAGGAGATGGTGGAGTAGTATTAGAAAATAGAATTATACCTATTAATATTGACGAAACTCCTGATAATATTGTTATTCCAGAAACAGACGATGCATTTAAAGAGCAAGATCCAGTATATTCGCCAAATATTGCTCCTGCTGATATTATATTGAGTGATCTTTTGGAGATTCAAGGTGTTGATATTCCAGTTGAAATCAAAGCAAATTATCCAATTAAAGTAATATTAAATAATGATAGTGTTTTAAGAGATGTGAGGGAGATCTAAATGGCAGCAAGAGTACAGTGTATATCTGTTATTGACGAATCAAATAACAGTTCTCCTCAATCTACGTTTGATAATGATTGGGCAACATTTAGAGCCAATCATCCTGACAGAGAGTTTTGGTTACTGCAACCTCAAGATCCTACTAATTCCAATAAGGATGGATTTGAAGATTTATTCATACCAGCTGCATTTGAAAGTGATCCTCTTGCATATAAGAGAGTAGTTGCTAGAGATAATGGAAGTGTTGCTAACAGATCAGATTGGTTTGATATTTGTCAGTTAGATACTCAACCATCTGGTGCTATTATATCTGTTGCTATTGATACTTCTGGCAGTATGACTCTTAGTACTGTCCAAGCATCATATAATCTTTTCATTAGTAAATGTGCAGCTGCTGGATTAACAATTATTTTAGATACCGTATTCAGTAATGAAAGGTGGATACCTCCGCATGATATTCCTATTGCTCCTAGTGTAGGATTTTTTATCTTAGATGGCGGAAATGAAGTAGATGAAATTGATGTCATCCCTGGCACTACAGTTACTTTAGGATGGATTATTTTTGGAGATTCTAACAGTGCTAAAATACAACCAATAAATTATAATATTTCACAAGCAGATTTTCAGAATGGTAGTACTCGAAATGTAGTCGTAAATGATACAACAACATATACATTAACTGCATTTGGCACTGGTGGTGCTTCGAATACTGTTAGAACAGTAACTGTAAATGTTATACCTCTTCCATCTATTACTTTATCTGCAACATTAAATCCTATTGTTGCTGGTACTTGCACTACTTTGCAGTGGAGTACAGAAGGTACAGTTGATAGTGTAACTTGGAATGCTGAATCTGGTATTACTAATGGAAACTTTACTAGCTCTGAAACTGTTTGCCCATTAGATACAACTACATACACAGTTACTGCAACGGCAACGATTCTTGGAACAGTTTATACAGATGTTGCAACAGTAACTATAGTTGTTAATCAAATTCCAACAATTAATTTGTTTAATGTACCAGAAGAAGTTGATTATCTTACCTCACCAATTAATATTCAATATGGATTTAGTTATGCTAACGTATCAGTAGAATTAGCGGTGTCATTTTTGTATGAAGGTTCTGCATCATATGTTTTAGATACTACTTACGATATTACTCCTATTTCTGGAGGAGCACAGATTTCTAGTTCAAATGTGAGCAGAAGTGGTAATATAGATACATTTATCACTTACAATAATCAAGGTCCAAATTTTATACAATATGTACTTACTGTTACTGGTAGTGGTGGAAGTATCACACAAAATAAAATTACTACTGTAAATATTGATAGAACACCAGATAATTTAATTATCCCAGAAACTGATGATAAATTAAAAGAAGAGGAACCAGTATATTCACCAGATGTATCACCTAATGATATTATACAATCAGAACTCTTATCAATCGAAGGGATAGACATTCCAGTAGAAATAAAAGCTAGCAGACCAATTAAAGTTGAAGTGAACCAATCGGGAACATTTGAAAACGTTAGAGAAATATGATAAAACACACACCCTATATTATTCAATATGATAATGTTATTGATGATGAAAAATTAGACTATTATGCTCAGTTTCTTTCTGAATCATTTAAAGGAAAAGAATCTGATGTTTCTAGAGAAATAGGAAGAAATAATGATGCATATACTTTAAATTATTATGCTAAAAGTAATCATGAAATTGCATCTATTTCTAAAGAGATAGACCAGATTAGTTTTAAATATTTGATGCAGTATTACAAAGATTGTCCATTATTAAAGTTATTTTATGGACCAAAAGAGGGGTTATATGGATTAAATTTGTTTAGAACATATGACGAATCTGATTCTTATGAGTGGCACTGTGATGAAGGTCCTTTTATGAGATTTATTGCATCATTTTTGTTGTATCTTAATGATGACTTCGAAGGTGGTGAAACTATGTTTTTAAATGATAGGTTAAAAGTAAAACCAAAGAAAGGATCTGTGTTAATGTTTCCTTGTGGTCCTTATTTTATACATAAATCCTCTCGTGTAAAATCAGGAAATAAACATGTAATATGGAATTGCTTCCGAGATCAGTTTTATGGTAATCCAAATCTACGGAATAAATAGTAAGACTGGGAATATAACTTAAGCACGAATGACTTATTCATTTGCTCCATCTAATGATCCGCTATTTGTAGCTGAAGGTGACTTAGTTCAGTTTCAGTTCCAAGCACCACTTACTTGGAATACTACTGAAACTATAACAGTTCAAATTGGAGATCTAACTCAGTTTTGGTATATTACTACCATTCCAGAAGATTTTACTCCTGATCCTTTCCCCTTTCAGAGATATGAAGGAGCTGAGTTAGATACTTTGTATACTTATGCAGATGGAACTAGAACAGGTGAAGAAATTGTTGTAGTATCTGGATTGACACCAACCACTCAAGCAGCAGTATATATTGCTGCTAATGTTTCTGGTGGTATTGATACGTATGCTATGCGTATTGATTATGATGGTGATGGTACATTTGATACTGGTTGGTTCCAACCAACTTCTTTGGATGCAATTACTGTAGAGAATGGAGCGAGAATACAAATACGAGGAAGATCTAGCATATTCTCGAATGATGAAACTAGAATTACTGTAGTTATTGGTACATCTTCAGAAGTATGGGTTATTCAAACAGTAACTGTTCCATTAAATGAACCAATTCCTTTCCCAACATTTGATAGTCTTACTGGTCTAGATATTTTAGAGGTTGCATATAGTAATATTGTTCAGATTAATGGTCTCACCACAGATGCTGCTGTTTCTTTAACTGGTGGTGCAGATTATGGAATATCAAATACTAATAGCACTACTGTAAATGGAGATGGATATGCTGTATTAACTGGAGCTGATTTTGATAATCCTCCAGCTACTATTTCTAATGGTCAGTTTTTGCAACTTCGTTTAACTGCTTCTGAATTTGCAAATACTCCTGCTTTGACTTCTGTTAGTATTGGAGATATTGCTGGTGGTTCTAGTTGGACTATTACTACTGGATCAAACCCATCAGAAACTCCTGGATCTTTTAGTTTCACTGATCAAACTGGTGTACCAGAAGATACTTTAATTGCTTCTGATCCTGCACCTCCTGGAGGACTTACTGGATTAGATTTACCTGTTGAAGCTGTTCTAGTATCGACAACTTCAACTGATGTTAGAATAAAAGTAAATAGTGGATCTGTTACTACATTACCAGTTACCGTAGAGAATGGTGATGTTTTAACTCTTTATCAACAATCATCTCCTGATTTTGATGGTGTTGTTTCAACAGTAATTCAAGTAGGAACTAGAGTTATTAGTTCTTGGGATGTAATTACAAATTCTGGACCAGATTATGATGCGTTATTTACTCCTCCCTCTAATTTAACTAATCAAATTCCTGATACTTTTGTAACTAGTTCTTCTGTTTCAGTAACGGATATTAATAGACCAATAACAATTACAGCAACAAATGGTGCTTTAATTTCTATTGATTTTGGTACATTTACAGCATCTCCTGTTACTTTCGATCCCTCTGTTAATACTTCATTTAGATTAGGACTCCTCACATCAACATCATTAAACACTTTAGAATCTACAGATGTTGTAGTTGGCACAGAAGCTCTAGATGTTCCATCAGTTTCATTTACATGGGAAACTACCACATATGCTGTAGCTCCACCACCTCCATCTTATCGTGGTGTATGGTATAGTAAAAAATCTGAAAAATTTGATGGTTATCCTATTGGAACAGTACTACCAGTATTTAAAGAAAATATTATTGTTTCATATGGAAATCTAAGTGGAGAGAATGATTCTAGATATCCTGGATTTGTTTCTTGTGATGGAACTGAATATGATGTTACTAGATTCCCTCATCTTTGGGATGTAATTGGTAACACTTATGGTGGTGATGGTGCATATGATGAAAATACAAAAACATATAGTGGAGTATTTAATGTTCCTGATTATAGAAACAGAAGATTAGCTGGAACTGGATTTGTTGATGGTACGCGAGCTTCTTCTGCTGGATTGCCTGTAGATACTATTGGTAAATCGATTTATGATGTTGGAGCAGAAGGTGGATATTGGTATTTTGATAGAGTAGATGCTAGTGGACCAAACCCATTAGAACAAGTAATTGGTACTAGTTCTAATGGAGGAGTAATAACATTTGCTTTATTCTGGTCTAATGATTATGTTAATTCAAATGGAACTCAAGCTCCAACTGGTGGTGATGGTGGTGGTTCTAACACTTACTTCCCATCAAATACAGGTACGGCTTCATATAGAGCAGATGCTGGACAATTATTTTCTGGTCCAACAGATGTTATAACCAGAGATGAAGACATGGTTGGTGGTAGTGGAAGTGGTTGTAGAATGAGAATTACATATGAAGCATATCCATCTACTGTTGGTGGTGGAACATATGATACTATAATACGTATTGATGCAATTTTAGATCCAGGAATTGGATATCAAGTAGGAGATGAACTTTCTACAGACTATTGGAATGCTAATCCTGCTGCTGCTAATACAATTGTTAGAGTTGATTCAATTACAAGTTCTAGTAGTCCTAGTGGTTTTGAAAGTGAATTCTTTACTCTTGGTAGTATAAGAATGACAGGTCTAGAAACTTTGACAACGGAAGTTATTTTTGATATAGAAGGTACAGTATCAGCTCAAGTTGGACCTTTGACTAATGTTCTCGTTGCAACACCAGAACATGATCATTTTTACCTTGCTGCCGTGGTTGAAACTGAAGATGGAGATCCTTTAAATCCATGGGGTCCAGAAGGCAGAGCATTATTTAGAACTGGTAATACATTCGAAGAACAGGAGTATGGAGCTGGAATCGATAACGGAGGATCCGCTGGTAATCTCGGTGGTGCTAGTGATTATAGTGATGAATTGGCTTATGAATTTTGGGAACAGTTTATTACTAATAATCTAGGATCCAACTTCGTCGATGAATTAAGAAAATATGACCCAGCATATGGCAATCTTTCTAATTTTATTAACCTCCTTCCTGTAGGAGCTCCTCCTGGTCCTGGTAATAACACTAACTTAGATGTTGAAATCGATTTCTTAACATACTGGGCAAGTCCAGATAGTACTTTGGAACCAGTAAGAAATGCAGGTCAACTGAGAAGAGTTGATCCATCTGATCCAACTAGTTGGTTGGTTGATGGTGAACCTCTAGATACAAATCAACGTCAAGTTAGTGCGGTGATTGACACTGAACCTACTAATTTTACTATATCTTCTTATACACCACCAACTGGACAAACATATCCACACCGTCATTTGATTACTGTCGATCCAGTTACTGATCCAAACACAGATTTTACTGGCGGTAATATTATAGGAGAAGGATCTTCTGCACCTGGTTTTGGTTCTGGATTAGGAAATGCAAATACTCAATTGCAGATTGTTTTCAGTCAAGATACAGCAAATAATAATCCAGTTTTCATGGATATGACAGAAGGTACTTTTAGATTCTTGGGTAACTTTAAGAGTCCTGTCCCAGTTGCAGTATTGAGACCACAAAAACAAGCTCCAATTATCAATCCATTTCATAAAACTAAATATGTAATAAAGGCTTATTGATTATTATGATTCCTCTTTATAGACCACTTGAGTTGATGCAAAATGAAAAGATCACCAAGTTTGAATTTGATCAATTTATTGGAGTTTGGGATAACTTTGTACCAAAACCATTATGTGATCAAGTAATCTCATATTTTGATGATGTATATGAAAATCAGGGATGCTATATTGCATCTAAAGAAGATCCCGTACCCAATATGGGAAAAAATATTCATAGATCAGAAGATCTTTATGGAGACGCTTTAATTAGAAAAGATTATGCATTTCTTTTGAATTATGCTGATGGTGATTTATCACAGAAAATTAATTCATGTTTGAAATCTTGTGTTTATCATTATGTTGAGCAATTTCCTCAACTAAAACAAGCAGCATTAATATCAACAGATTTAAAAATACAAAAAACTCCACCAGGCGGTGGTTATCATGTTTGGCATTATGAAAATTCTAACATGGTTCACGCCATGAGAGATTTAGTTTGGATGATCTATCTTAATGACATGCCAGATGGTGATGGTAATACAGAGTTTCTGTATCAGAGAAAGAGAATTCAACCTAAAGCAGGAACAGTTGTAGTATGGCCTTCTGGATTTACGCATACTCATAAAGGTAATACAGTATTTGCTCAAGATAAATACATACTGACAGGATGGTATATTAAGACTTCATAGAGGTAGCAAATGTTTTCTCCATTAGAATCTGTTTTAGAAGCAGACTTTTTAAATAACTACATTCTCATTAAAGAAGCTGGATCTTTTGGTAGTGGCCAAAAAATTAGAATGGATCCTGTTTTAAAAGATGGATTTCTGGCAAATGTTGTTGATCCTTTTTGGAATGGTAGTAAAGATAAATTAGATTATTTTTCTTTTTATAGTGATGGATCTCACTTCTGCCAAAGAAGAAAAGAGAAAACTGATTTTAATAATGGAACAAAATATTGGGCAACGTATGAATTTACTCATGGCACTAATGAACAAGGCGCAATACTGAAAAATCAAATATTAGAGTTTTATAATGCATTACGTGAGGTAAAGGAGATTAAAATTGATCTTGAGATCAAACAAATTGATGAAAATGTTATTTTCTTTGAACAAAGATATCTCAAGAAGAAGAGAGAAAAGAATGAGATGTTAGCAGGATCGGATTGGAGAGTATTGCCAGACGTTGCTGATAGTTATCCAGGTGAAAAAGATATGTGGATTCAGTGGAGAGCACATCTTAGAGATTTTGTTTTACTCAAACCAGAAACGTTTCCAAGTATGCTAGAATTTTTTAAGTATACCTATGAGATTAAGTTTCCCATCGACCCTAAAAACTACAGAAAGATATATCCTGATGGATTAACAACAGATGGAACTGCAGCACCAGCATA